TGAACGGCTGGGGTTCATCGCCCAACCCGGAGCTAGTCGCTCATATTGCCAAGATCATCCGGGAGAACTGAATGGCGCCCCGCCGCAAGTCGCTGTCTGCTCGTGAGCCCAACGGCCGGGTGCAGCGCGAGCCCGATATCTCGCCCGGCGAGGTCCGCCGCCTGCGCACCGCGGCGCTGCGCGGCCTGCGCGATGCCGAATGGGCCTCCGAGCTCGGCCGCTACTACCTCGAAGGCAAGCTGACCGCCACCCAGTATGCCGCCGGCAAATGGTGGGGTGTCCTGGCCGCCCGCTATGCCGACGCCATCGGATCCAAGCCCCATCCCAAGCCGATAGCCCTGGAACGGGGCAGCGCGAGTCACCAGTGCGATCCGGGCAGCGATCGGGGCATGGACATAGCCGACACCCACAAACGCGATGTACGGCGGTTTATGGCCGTTTACGAGGCATTGCAGAAATGTGGCCCCTTGGCCGTCAAGGTCGTGCGCGACCTATGCGAATACGACCAGTCACCGGGCGGGCATTATCATTTTACCAAGCTGGTCGAAGGATTAAATTCACTCGCGAGAGAGCACGAGAAGTTGGCGAAAGCGAAGTAACAGGTTGCGTTAATGCCTCACTAGAGGAGAAAAACAATGGGGACAAGGTGCGACTTCTACGTCGGAACGGGCAAGGATGCCGAATGGCTGGGCTCGCTCGGATGGGACGGATACCGCATTGATGAAATGCAGGAGAAGCACGCGGGCATATCTGAGGACAACGCGGCGTGCTGGGCAATTAAGACGGCGACGACAGAAACGGCCTATCGAGAGGCGGTCGCCAAGCTCCTGTCTATCAACGACGATGCCACTCTGCCGGAGCATGGTTGGCCATGGCCGTGGGAAGATAGCAATACGACCGATTACGCCTATGCCTTTGCGGATGGCACATGCAAGACCTTTCTTGAAGAGGCAGAGTGGCCGAACATGAAGGACCGCCAGAACGTCACATTCGGAAACCGCAGTGGCACAATCATCGTGACGGCGCGTGACTGAGGCCACATTGAATTCATATGAGAACGTCTAAATTAGTAGCCAACCCCCTTGACAACGCAAAGAAAACGTCCGTCAGATAGGTAACCCCCCAAATCGCGGCCGAATTGCATGAAAAAAACCCCCGCCCAGGAAGCTGAGCGCGACGAGCATATGGACAACACCATGAGCTACACCATCGGTATCATCAAGGATGCCGAGCTGCGTGGCCTCAATGGTGCCGATGTGGCGGTCACGATCGCAACCGTCATGGCCGCGCGCAATCCCACGCTCGCCGGCAAGGTGCTCGTTGCGGTCGGTGACGCCATCCGGCTCAATCCCATTACCAAGATCATCACGCCGGCAGAGGCGACGGTGCAGTAGATGGCAACTGATAGTACAGTTCCGAAGCAATTATCTCCTTGGAAACCTGGTCAGTCTGGCAACCCGAAAGGCAGGCCGAAGGGCAGCAGGAACAAGCTCACGGAAGCATTCATATCTGATCTTTGTGAAATCTGGGAGGTCCACGGTCGGGATGCTTTGATTATCACAGCGTTGCATTTTCCAGACAAATTCGTTCAGGTGGCGGCATCACTCCTGCCCAAGGAAGTCAAATTTTCCGAGATGACCGACGATGAGTTACGAGACCACATTCGCGAACTCGCCACGGAATGCGGCCTTGGAATTGCAGAAGTTGTTGGAGGAGTTGAGGCGCCGCCAGAGGACGAAAGCCAAGTCAAACATTAGGCCGATCGTTCCATATCGGGACTTTGCCGAGAAGCATCTGAAGATCAGGACTAAGTCCGGCCAGATCGAGCCGCTGATCTTCAACCGCGCGCAACAACACATTGATGATCGACTGGAGGCGCAGCGGGCCGAAACCGGCAAGGTCAGGGCTCTGATCTTGAAGGGCCGGCAACAGGGCTGCTCGACTTACGTGGCTGGGCGTTTCTATTACAAGACTTCGCACACAAAAGGCTTGCGGAGTTTCATCCTGACGCATGAGGATCAAGCCACGCAAAACCTGTTCGAGATGGTTGACAGGTATCATCACCATTGCTCGGACGAGATTCGGCCTTCGACAGGCGCCGCCAACGCGAAAGAACTCTATTTCGACGAGCTCGACAGCGGCTATCGCGTTGGTACGGCAGGCACGAAGGGAGTTGGACGATCGGCGACGATCCAGCTTTTCCATGGCTCAGAGGTGGCGTTTTGGCCACATGCTGAGACACATGCGGCAGGCATACTACAGGCGATTCCAAACACGGAAGGCACGGAATCAATCCTAGAGAGCACGGCCAACGGACTTGGCAATGTGTTTCATCAGATGTGGTGCGACGCCGAACAGCAGAAAGGCGATTACATCGCAATCTTCGTGCCCTGGTTCTGGCAGGAGGAATACCGCAAGCCGGTGCCGCCAGGCTTTGCGATGGTCGCTGAGGAGCTGGAATATTCCGAGATGTACGGCCTCGATGCTGAGCAGATCGTCTGGCGACGGGATAAGATTTTGGAGCTGCGTGATCCGATTCTGTTCAAGCAGGAATACCCGGCAACGGCTGCTGAAGCGTTTCAGATGTCGGGGCATGACGCCTTCATCACGCCCGAGCTGGTACTTAGGGCGCGCAAGGCCGACCTTGAGGGTATCGGTCGCCTGGTGCTCGGCATCGATCCGGCGCGGTTCGGTGACGATCGGTTCGCAGTTGCTTGGCGCAAGGGTCGCCGCATTGAGAAGATCGAAAGCAAGCTAAAGCTTGATGTCGTGACCGGGGCAAACTGGGTCAAGGAAATCATTGACCGCGACAAGCCGGCCAAGGTGTTCATCGACGTGGGCGGGAGTGGTGCCGGGGTTTACGATCTGCTGCGGGACTGGGGCTATTCCGATCGCGACTCGGGCGACAAGAATATCGTTCGCTCGATCGACTTCGGTGGCTCTCCGCAGCAGACCGAATTGCTCTACAGCCAGGCTGATGGCAAGCCGATGGCGCCGCCACGCAATCGGCGCGCCGAGATGTGGCTGCGCTCGAAGCAATGGCTGGAGGAGACTGGTGGCGCTGACGTTCCTGACAGTGACGCTTTGCAGATCGATGCCTGTGCGCCAACCTATACCTACGACATGCAGCAACGATTGGTGATCGAGAGCAAAGAGCATATGCGCTCCAGGTCGGTCAGGTCTCCTGACCTTTGGGACGCCGTTGCGCTCACGTTTGCCGAGCCGGTGCCGGCTGAGGCGGCGCCACGCAAGCGACCGCGCGGCCGCGGCGGGTGGATGGGAGCGTGAGATGGCCAAGCTTGAGCCGAAGGCCCGCAACGAGCAAGTCTGGGAATATCGTAAATCGGGGATGACCTTCAAGACCATTGCGAAAAAGTACGGATTTTCTGTTCAACGCGGCCGTCAGATAGTCGCGGCCCTTCGCAAGAGTAGCTTGATTAGCGACGATGAATGGCAGCGTTTTGGGATGGCGGATGGAACCACAACACGTGGCCCCGGGATTGAGGGCTGGGGAATGACCCGTGATGAGTACATTAATTCATACTGGAAACAATGACCATGACTGACCCGACCGACGCCGAACTTGACGCGGCAACCGAGGCCTACGTCGCCGCGCGCTGGCCGCATGTGAAGGACTGGCGCGCCGTCTATCCGCAGCAATGGCAGGAGACGCGCGACCGGATCAGGCTGGCGCTGCAGGCCGCGGCGAAGGTGCGGGAGGCACAAATCTAGCGAGCGGCGTGGAAAGCAGACACGCAGGGTATGGATGAGAACGGTGCCTCAATGGCAACCTAACTGGGTTCGATTCCCAGACGTCTGGAGTGTAACGATAAGCACCCAGAGCCGGAGTAGCGCCCGGCCTCGCTAGACTTTCACTAAAACTGTCGCCGTCCACCGCGCCAGCATCTGGCTTTCCCGACCACAAGTGAAAATATCATGAATCGTGGCAGGCTCATCAGCGTTGCGGCCATTGATACCCTAGACACTGAGAGTGGGAAATTTCCCCGTAGGGTGCTCGCGCCGGCGCTTATCGCTCTAAGGCAGCACAGGGATCGGAACAACGCTCGCCTTTACAGCCGTCGTGTCGTCGCTCGTGACGGTGTCATTAGTCTAGAATTCGACATGTACGCGATGCCTGACCAAAAATGAAAACGCATGTGGTTACGATTTCAAATCGAGCGCTGCTGTGGCTGGCCTGGGGCCGGCGTCAATCATACCCCAAATCAGTGTCGGCGGCCTTGGGGCTCTGGGCGTTGTGGTTCTTAGAGCTACCGTGGCTGCTACGGCCCTACATGCGCGATGCCAAGAGAAACCACGGCAGCAGGCAAAAGCGCAAGATGCGCGCGCTGAGGAAACCTCAAAATGTATAAATCTCAGGCGCAACAAGCCTACTTCAATGCCAACCGAGCCAAGCTTGAGAAGCAGGGTGTTGACGTCGACGAGTGGAACGAAGCCTCCAAAGGCATGAAGCTTCCGAAGCGGGCCAAGGACAAAGACAAGAAGTCCGGCTGGGCATCACTAGCCAATCTCGGCGCGAAATAGATCATGAAGGCAGGCAATGCCAAGCTGTGATACTTGCGCTCTGTTGGGTGAGCCCGTCGATTCGGAGCATGCCCGCGTGTACCGGATTTGTACGTGGACCCCAACGTTTCCGATGCCGGAACCGGTCCTGCACTTGGAGCGGGTCGCATTGTTGCGTGTCGGGCCGGCACGGTGGGTCACACGCAAGGTTGTCGAAGAGAAGCCAGAAATGCTCCCAGACTGCTCGTGCTGGCAACCATCCGCACACGCGACATAGATCATGGCCAGAAATAGGAAGAAAAACCGCGGCAATGCAGCCGCCACGAACGGCTATGCGCCCAAGCGCCCGTACTTTATCGCCGACCCGAAGGCCGAGGAGGCCGGCGAGACCCAGGCCGACGCTGAGCCGGACGACACCAAGCTTGGCGATCTTGGTCAGGACAAGCGCCGCAAAGGCGGCAACGTCAACAAGGACGACCTGATCAAGCGGTTTCAGGAGGAATACGAGGCCGGTTGGAACAAGGACCGCGACAATCAGGACGAAGCCTATCGCGATCTGCGCCTGATCGGCGACGATAAGACCGAGCACTGGGACCAAGAGGCGCTGACCGAGCGCACGGACGAGGGTCGCCCGGCGCTGATCGTCAACCAGTGCCCGCAATTCGTGCGTCAGGTCACCGGCGACATGCGGCAGCTCAAACCGGCAATCAAGGTCGTGCCGGTCAATGACGCGGCATCGAAAGAGGTTGCGAGCAAAATCCTGCCGGGGATGATCCGCTACATCGAGCAGCGCAGCAAAGCACAGTCGATCTACTTCGGCGCCGCCGACCAGCAGGCGGGCTGCGGCATCGGCCATTGGCGTGTCAACCACGAATACGCCAGCAGCAACACCTTCGCGCAGGAAATCCGCATCGAGCCGATCCCCGACGGCGTTGCCGTGGTGTGGGACCCGGATGCCGTTCTGCCGGATCGATCGGACGCGCTGTATTGCTTCGTCCCGGTGGACATGGCCAAGCGCAAGTTCGAGCGGCTCTATCCCGGCAAGTCGTCCGATCCGCTCTCGCCATCGACACCGAGCTGCTTCACGTCGTGGTTTTCCGACGAGCACGTCCGCATTGCCGAATGGTTCTACATCGACCCGGAAAAGAAGCGGCTCGCGCTTTATCAGGACGGCAAGATCGACGATGTGACCGGCGATGAGGAAGCCGAGGCATTTGCAAAGGCTGCCGGCGCCAAGGTTCAAGAACGCGACGGCCATTGCGTCTACCGTGCACTGGTCAGCGCTACCGAGATCATCGATGGGCCGGACAAATGGCCTGGCCCAGACATTCCGATCGTGCCGTTGATCGGCGAGGAGGTGCAGATCGGCCGCGCCACCGTGCGCCGCGGCGTGGTGCGCTGCCTGCGTGACGTGCAGCGCATTTACAACTACGCGATTTCCACCAAGACAGAGCTGATCGCGCTGCAGCCGAAAGCGCCTTGGATCGGCACCAACGAGCAATTCGAGGAGTTTCAGGACGACTGGGAAACCGCCAATCGGCGCAACCACCCATATCTGCGCTACAAGCATGTGCCGGGGGTATCGCCGCCGAACCGGATCGCTCCGTCAGTCCCGACGCAAAGCCTCGATGGCCTGCTGGTCGAGATGCAGGGGGCGATGAATTCCACCACTGGCATCTATCCGGCGGCGCTTGGCGCCAAGTCGAACGAGACGTCAGGTGTTGCAATCCGCGCCCGGCAGAACGAGGGCGATACCGGCACGTTTGTGTATCTCAGCAATTTTCAGTGCTCCGTGCAGCGCACGGGGCAGATCATCGTCAACATGATCCCGCAGATTTACGACACCAAGCGCACGATCCAGATCGCGGGCGATGACGGCAAGATTGATCAGATGCCGATCAATCAGCCCGGCATGAACGAAGAAGGGTCGGGGCCAGGCATCGGGCTCAATGACGTGACAGTCGGGGCCTACCATGTTGCGGTCGAGATGGGGGCGTCCTACTCGACCAAGCGCGAGGAATCGCGCGAGGGCATGACCGAGATGCTGCGCACGCTCGGTCCCCAAGGGGCTTCCCTGTTCCTCGACCTGTTCATCAAGGCGCAAGATTGGCCTTTGGCGGACAAGATCGCCGAGCGCGCCAAGGAATTGTTGCCGCCGAACATCCGTGCCAAGGAGGCGATGGAATCCGGCGAGCCGCCACCACCACCGCCACCACCACCGCCGCCCACGCCCGAGCAGCAGGCGGCCATGGAGCTCGAGCAGAAGAAGGCGGCCGAACAGCAACAGGCGAACATCGAGTTAGCGCACAAGAACGAACTCGCGGAGCGGCAACTGCTCCTTGAGAGCGCGAAGATGGACCTTGAGCGCCAGATGATGCCCAAGATCGCCGAATTGACAGCCGCGCTGCGGGCCGAGCAGGCCAAGAACCAAGCCTTGATGCTGCAACTCAAGTCCACCGAAGTCGGGCACGAGGTTGAAAAAGGCACGATGGCGTTCGAGAACCTCGAATTGCGCCACGCTGCCACCGCCGCGCCCGAAGAGCATGAGGCTGCGCACGCCGAGAAGGTGCAGGAGAACATCAACAAGGCGCGCGAGCACCAGTTGCAGGAGGAAGGTCATCAGCTTGAGCGCCGCAAGCTCGACATGGAGCACAAGAAGTTGACGCATGGCGCACACGCCGACGAGGAGGCGGCCAGGGCCGCCGCCGAGGAGGAGGTGCAGAAGAACATCGAGATGGCGCGCGCCAACGAATTGAAGGACCGGGAACAACAGTTCTCGTTCAAGAAGCTGGATTACGACGCAGAGCAGCTCGATCGGACCACCGAGCAGCAGAAGCGCGAGCACGAGCTGGCGATGAACCCGCCGCCAGAGCCGCCTGCTGCGCCGGAACCGGCATCGGTGGCACCGGTGGAGACGGCGGTCAGCCAAGCAGGCGGTGAAGGCCAGAATGCGGAGCTTGACGATCTCAAGGGGCACGTCGCGTCCATGACGCATTCGCTGATCGACCTGAGCGAGCTTGTCGCCAACCTGGTGCAGCATATCGAGGCGCTCGAATCGCAGCCACCGCCAGAGCCGCCTGCGCCGCCTCCTGCGCCGCCGGATTACACGCCGCATCTGATCGATGTCATCGGCAAGTTTGCGCAGCAACGTAAGCCAATGGGTGTGAAGCGCACGAAGGACGGCATGCAGGTCGTCTATGACGATGAGACGCCGGAGGTTCCACCAGCATAACCGCGCCAGGCGGCTCCTGGCATACCCTGAGAGGAAGAACCATGTCACGCGATGAACAAGCTATTGAGCGGGAAATCCAGGCGAAGGGGCTCAACGCTCCCCGTCTCACTCCGGCGTTGATCGATCAGCAAATCGTGTCGGAAACCTACCATGTATTTCCCGGCACCACGATGACCGTCTGTCTGCTCACGTTGCGCAATGGCTATCACGTGACCGGTGAGAGCGCGGCAGCCTCGCCGGCAAACTTTGATGAAGAGATCGGCCGCAAGATCGCCCGCGACAATGCCCGCAATAAGATTTGGGCGCTGGAAGGCTACTTACTGCGAAGCAAACTCGCTGCAGCATGAGTTCCGGCCATCCTGGTCGGGAGGCGCTGTGGGGTCGGCCCCCATTTTGCTCTCCTCGGTCCCACAGCGTCCATCTTTCGGGGAATGCCATGGCTGACAATGTCTTATTTCTGAAGTTCAAATCGCCACACACCGATAATGATATGATCACGTTTATTGCCTGCAAAGTTTGTCGCAATAAGACATACACGCTGATCGAAGATCACATGAGCGATTTTCCGTTAATGAGATGCGCTGCTTGCGGGACGGCAATGGGGCGGATGGGATGGTCGCATGACGATGAGCCGCCAGAGGTGCCGTCAGCATGAGCAAAGGCAACACGTTCGAAAACGACTGGCTGAAACTGATCTTCAATGCCACTGCAATCGCCAACATCGCCGACAACGCCGCCGTGGGGCCGCTGACCAATCTTGAAGTATCGCTGCACACCGCCGATCCGGGCGAGGCCGGCGATCAGACCACCAGCGAAACGGCTTACACGGGCTATGCGCGGATTCCGGTGGCACGCACCGCCGGCGGCTGGACGGTTACTGCCAATAGTGTCAGCCCGGTTGCCGCCATCACGTTTGGCGAGTGCACGGCAGTGCCAGGCGCGGCATTGACACACTTCGCGGTCGGAACTGCCCACACCGGCGTTGGCAAGCTGCTCTATTCCGGCACGCTGACGCCGAACGTCACGATGGCGGTCGGTGTGATTCCGAGCATCAAGACGACGAGCACAATTACGGAAGACTGATGGGCGCACAGGGCATCGCAACACTGGACTTCGGGACGCCGATCAATCCAGCGGTCAAGACCTATTTTTTCCACACTGATGCGACCTTGAGTGGCGCCCCCAGCGCGCCGGCCGGCAATGCGACCTTGTCTGAAATCGTGCCGGACGTGGTGGAGGCGTCGGCGCTTGCTGGCGGCCATCTGTCAACTTCGACCGGAGTCGAAACCTCGCTGCTGAACAAGCCGGCGGCCAAGGACGAGACCGGTGTGCCGGGGCTGCCGCCGCTTGATCCGACCCCGCTTGCCGCGCATCGCTTTGGCTGGTTCTCCGATCTCAAGCTCAATGGTCGCTTCTTTTCAGGCAACTGGCGGTTTCAATGGCGCGAAGACGACGATACGGCAGGTGTTGTCGGCAATCCGATTGTCAATCTCTTTGCTGCAAGCACGCGCGATTTCGCCGGCACAATGCGGCTGCTGGCACAGCTTGTTGGCACTACCGATTGGTGGGCCGGCGCCGTCAATACGAATAGCTGGCAATCGATGCCGCAATCGCAGTTCGTTCTCGCGAACGAGTATCTGTTTGTGCAGGTGTGGTGTCACGAGACATCCGGCCTCCTTGCCGGCAAAACTCTGACAATTCACCAGGAAGGCTCTGATCTGACCAATGCGCAGCGAACCTTTCTGCAGACGCCGCTGTTTGGGCAGGAACCGGTCGATACTGCTTTTGTGGACGTGCCCAGCCAGACCGGCTTGACGGTCGCGAGCTTTGCGGCCGGCACCCAGACTGCGGAAGCGTACTGGGCGCGCCGCACGACGACCGACGACGGAGTGGACGAGCACGAGGAGGGCGCCTCGCTGTGCCCGCTGGTGTGCTCGGTTCCGGTGGACGGTACGTTGCGTATAACCGCGCACACGCTTGCCATGCTGGGCATCGGCACCTTCAAAATCGACTGGGCTTGGAACTGATGACATGAGCTGGCTTCACAGGCTGCTGGGCTCTGACGGTATTACGCAGCTCTACATCGAGCCGTACCGCAAGAGCGCGCGCGTCGCCATGGTCAAGCGCGGCGAGGGCTTCTCGATCGAGGCGCTGACCGGCTCGATTGCCGCCGCCTCCAACGGGTCGGTGTTTGCGATGCGCAACAGCCCGACCTCGGGCAAGGACGTTTACATTTCCTATATCGCGCTCGAATACAACACGATTACAGCGTTTACGGTGCCGGTGACACAGCGCCGATTGCAGATCATTCGTGGTTCTGGCGCAGCAGCCTCGGGCGGTTCCGCCATCACGCCGATCGCACAGCATGATAGCGCCGACGCGAGCTCGCAATTGAATGCCGCCAATGGCGGTGACGTGCGCGTGTCAACCACCGCGACGCTCACCGTCACCGGTATCACGTTTGACACCAACGCGGTTTCCAATTTCGTGTTGACCCAGTTCGGCGCCGCCAATGCGCGCAATTCGAAGATTTTCGACTTCGGCTCGACCGACAAGGGCTCGCTCGTCTTGCAGCCGGGCGAGCTTCTGGCGGTACGCACGAGCGCCGCGTTCGATGCTGCCGGCACCTGGCAGCTCGGCATCGAAGTGAGTGGTTGGCAGGTGACACCAGGAGCAGGAGAATAAACAGATGGCATGGGTTAGCGCAGGTCCGCAGACCAATCCATTGATTGACACGATTCTTGCAGATACTCTTGCGATCGTGTCCGGCGGCGGTGGCAACCTGCAGATGATTGTCGCGTCGACCGTCGCGTGCGTTATCGTTCTCGAACGCCGGAATGCGGCCAACACGGCCAACATCAGCTCGCAGATATTTCCGGTGGCCGCCAACGATCCTTATGATCTGAAAATCATCGTCGGATGGGCCGATGGCGAGAGGTTCCGTTTGCGGCTCAACGCGGCAATCACCGGGAGCGTCCAGGCTTCTCTCATCACAGACTAGCCAATGTCACTTCTGATAAGGCTGATTGGCGCCGGCGGCCCTGTCATTGTTTCAACAGACGCCAATGCGTCTGGAACATCGACCGTATCGGGCGTCAGCGGCGCGGTTTGCAACGTCGTTGCATCGTCGGCAGGTGTCGGCTCAGCGACCGGCGCAGCCGCTACGATCCAGGCCACAGCCGCCGCATCAAGTGGCGTCGGAACCGCAGCCGGAATCAGTCGGGTCATAGCCGGTGTTGTCGGCAATGCGGCCGGTAGTTCGATTGTTCTCGGCGAGGCCGTTGGCAGTGCCGCACCAGAAGCACCGATCGTACCGATTATCACCGGATGGGCTGGGCATTACAAACGCCGCCGCAGGAAGACTCTTGAGGAAATCCTCGCCGAGCCGATTGCCGAGATCGAGGCTGAGCTGAGGGCCGAAAGACGACTGCAGCGCAAGCGCCGGCTGCAGCAGGAACAGGAAGACGACGAAATGGCCGTGTTGCTTCTGCTCGCGGCCTGAACAAAGGACTAATTCCGATGCCGATGCACGACCCCGTTACTGGCGCACAGCAGCGCGTCAGCCCCGATGGCTCGATCAGTGTTTCGCCTGTGCCGTTTGGCGCCACATCGATCAGCGCATCGTCGGGCAACGTTGCCGCGGGTGTTGCGACCGCCACGCTTGCCGCCGCTGCCGGCAAAACCACCTACATCGCGGGCTTTACCTGCACATCAGGTGGCGCGACTGCGGCTGCGACGGTCAACGTCACCGTTTCCAACACCATCGGCGGTACGTTAACATTCAACCATGGCGCCCAAGCGGGCGCTGGCGTGCCAAGCGCGCCCCTGGTCGTCATCTTTGACCCGCCGATCCCCGCCAACGCTTTGAATACGGCGATTGCCGTCAGTATGCCGTCACTGGGCGCCGGCAATACGAATGCCGCCGTGAACGCCTGGGGCTATCAACTCTAATAAGGGCTCGGCATAAAATCAGTTAGGTTCATTTCGACGCCGTGTACCGTGCCAGTGAGTGCAGTAAGCCTGCGTGCCTTGGCGATGCCTTCGCCGAACAAACGCTGGAACTGAGGCCGCTGCTCTTCGGGGAGCGATATGATTGATCCTGGCGTGACTGGGATTTGCATCGGCCAATCCTTGGTCAGGAAATCAACTCGCACGGTCCACATATCGAAACTCATGTCGTAGTAGGCGAGCCACCGCTCATTGACCGGCGGCAGCCATAAGCCTGAGCGGAATCCGGCGCCCGTAACGATTGCCGGCGCGGCGCATGCGCTGACCAGGCCGGCGACAAAGCTGCGACGGTTCGGCGTGATGATCATTCGAATGCCCTCCGGGGTTGAGGCGCAACGCATAGCACAATTTCAAAGCTTCGGGCAGGCCGTCGCATGACGCGGCAGCCGCCTTGATGACCGGGCCCCTTATGGGGCCTTTTTCGTGAGTGAAATATGACCGACGATAAGAGCACGCCCGCGCCAGCCGCTCAACCGAGCGCGCCAGCCGTCGCGCCTCCACCTCAGAGGCCAGAAGTCGATCTTTCGGACCTCCAAGCCGAGCTTGATGCAACGTCGCAGAAAGTGGCCGAGGACGAAGTTTTCGACGAGATCGCAGGGAAAGACGACACCGAGCCCGATGAGGGCGAAGGTGAGGATGCCGACGCGGCCGATGAGGCCGACGAAGGCAAGGACGAGGAAGAAGAGGACGATGCGGACGCTGAAAAGCCCAAAAAGCGCAGCCGTGCCGCGCGTTATCGGGACCAGATCACCAGGCTTGAGCAAGAGAATGCGCAACTGCGCAGCCGCGTCGGCGGCAGCCTGACCAAGGCGCAATTCGAAGAGCATGTGCTGGCGATCGTCGGCCCCGAGCCGCAGGAAAGCGACTTCGACAACTTCCTGGACTATGAACACGAGAAAGTGTCATGGCTCACGGATAAGCGCAAAGCCACGCGCGAAGTTGCCGCGGCCGTCCAGGCGGAGCAGAAGGAACGCGCCGCCCGGATGACCGAAAACGTCGAGCGCCATCAAGAGCGTGTCGAGGAATTCCGCACCCGGAACGGCGAGCAGTCCCAGCAGGACTATGACAAGGTCATGGTCGCTGCCAAGGATTTGCGCGTCGCGCCGGCTGTCGAGGAATTGATCCTCGAAAGCCCAAAGTCGGCCCACCTGCAATACTTCTTCGCTCGCAATCCGCAACGCCTCGACAAGATCAATCGCATGAGCGACCGTGAGGCCGCCCGTGAGATCGGTCACATCGAGGCCCGTCTGTCCCTGCCGCAACCCAAAACGAAGACTGCGGCACCACCTCCGAAGCGAGCGCCGAAAGGCGGCGTCTCGCCGACCTCACCAGAGGCCGAATTGAATTCGTGGGGAAAGAAGAAATACGGCGCCAATTGGTAGCGCTGTATTTTTGACGGTGCCGCTACCCTGAAAGGGTACGGCAATGGCAAATACGATTCTGAACCCGAGTATCATCGCCAAAGCGGCGGTGCGTATTCTCGACAACGAGCTCGTGATGGCGAACCGCGTCTATCGCGGTTACGAAGACGAGTTCGGCAAGAAGGTGAACGGCTACGACGTCGGCGACACGATCACGATCCGCAAACCCAACCAATTCACGGTTCGCAGCGTGATCGGTGCAACGCCGCAGGACACCACCGAAGGCAAGTTGACGATGGTGGCCAACCAGGTCCGTGGCGTCGACTTCACCTTCACCTCGACGCAGTTGACCTTGAACATCAGCGAACTCGCCGATCGCGTCATCAAGCCTGCCATGGTGCAGCTTGCCAACGCGATCGACGTGGCGGTGATGAATGAGTTCTTCCGCATTCACAACTGGGTCGGCCAGCCGGCGACCGGTGCTGATGCGCCGATCGACAGCTTCGCCAAGTTCGCACGTGCGGCCGAGCGGCTCGATCAGTCCGCCTGTCCACAAGACGACCGATCAGCAGTGCTCAGCCCTGAGTCCAACTGGGCGTTGGCAGGCTCGCAGACGGCCTTGTTCCTGCAGTCGGTTGGCCAGCCGGCGTATCGTACCGGTGAGATCGGCACCATTGGCGGTGTGGCAACCTACATGTCGCAGAACGTGCCAACGTTCACGGCCGGCACTGGTGCCGACGCTGCGGCGCAGATCGACGGCGCGGCGCAGAACGTCACCTATGCGACCGTGCTCAACTCCGAGTCGGTGCCTGGCACGCAGACCTTGAACCTGAAGGGCTTCGGCGCCTCGGTGCTGACCATCCCGAAGGGGACGGTGTTCACGATCGCGAACGTGTTCGCGGTCAATCCGGTCACCAAGGCGGCGCTGCCGTTTCTGCAGCACTTCACGGTGCTGGTCGACGCCAACTCGGTGGTCACCACCGGCCTTGCCGCGGTGACGATCTCGCCGGCTATTATTACGTCGGGCCCGTTCCAGTCGGTCTCGGCGGTTCCGGCCGATAGCGCGGCCGTGACTATCGCCGGCGGTGCATCGGTCGCCTATCGCCAGAACATGATGTTCCACAAGAACGCCTTCGCGCTGGCGATGGTTCCCATGGTCAAGCCGGCCGGTGCGGTCGACGTGGCGCGGGAGACGTACAAGGGCATCAGCGTTCGCCTGATCCCGTACTACGACGGCACCAACGACGTCAGCAACTGGCGCTGTGACGTCTTGTTCGCGGTCAAGACTGTTGACCCGCGGCTTGCGGTTCGCATCACCGGCGGCGCATCGACGATCTGACGACTGTCGGGCGGCCTACGGGCCGCCCTTCCTTTCATCAAGGAGCATTCATGGCAAAGATCATCCCCACCTGGGGCTACAAATCGGACGGGACGGCCAAGATTTTCGACCTGGAGGAAGATGAAACCCTCCCCGACGGCTGGTCTGATCGGCCGGAGTTGTGGCATCACCCGAATACGGCGCATCTGTATCCCAAGCCGGCCGAGTCGGCCGCTGCTGATGTCACTGAACCAGAACCGGAGGCGGCCGACGAACCGCCGAAGAAACGGCGAGGCCGCCCGCCCCTCCATCATGAAGAAGACTAACCATGGCCAGCACGTGGACGCGGCGCCAGATGATCGATCGCGTGCTCGACAAGCTCGGCGTGCTGGTCCCAGGCCAGACGGTCAGCGACGAAATGGTCGACAAGGTCGACACGGTGCTCGACCCATGCCTGGAGATGCTGCGGGTGCTCGATGTCATCGATGTGACCGCGCCGTCGATCATCGGCACCCCGAGCCCGCCGACCGATGGCGCGTTTCCGACCGAGCTCTGCCTTCCACTCGCCGATTGCATCGCGTGGGCGGCGGCGGCGGGCTTCAATCTCGCCGGCGATCCTTCGCTGAAGGTGCTCAATGATATCGGCCAAGATACACTGATCCGTCTGGCCAGGCCCGGTCGCACGCGGCGCGATCTGCGGGTCGACAAGGCGACACGCTCGACCTCACGCATCGGTCGCGGCTCATTCTCGCAAGGCACGTGATGGCGCTGCGCGACAAGTCACCGATTCCATTCCCGCTCTCGACCAACCCCGGTCTACGGCCGCAGGAATCGGGCGGGCGGCTGATCAATTGCTACATCGATCAGTTGAGCAAGACGGCGCCTGCCGGCGTGATCTATCGGCGAGCGCCCGGCCTGAGCTCGTTCGGCACCAGCGCGCGCACCGGCTATCGCGGCTCGATCGAAGTCAATGGCGTGCTCTACAGCGCATTCAGCGGACAACTGGAGAAATGGACCAGCGCCGGCGGGGCATCGGTCAACGTCGGGGCGCTCAACGGCACCAAAAAGGGGTTTTTCGCCCGCAACAACGCCGCAACGCCCGATAAGGTGTTCGTCGACCCGGACGGCAATATCGCGACCTTCACGCCGACGTCGGTTACCAACAGCTATCCCGACGCCGATCTGCCCGCGGTCAACGCGGTCTGCGCCGCCGATGGCTACCTCGTATTCACGACCGGAAGCGGTCGCGCCTACGCGACCAATCTCAACTCGACCGCGGTCGATCCGCTGTCGTTCGGTGCGGCCGAGGGCAAGCCGGACGCGCTGACGCGGCCCATTTTCTGGTCCGGCCAGTTGCTGTTGTTCGGGCCAGTGTCGCTCGAAATCTGGACCAATCAGGCGCTCTCGCCGTTCCCGTTTGCCCGCTCGGTGGTGATCTCGCGCGGCATCGCCGGGCCGTATTGCATCGCCGGCTGGGAGGACGGTTTCGGGCGCGCGCTGCTATGGGTCGGCGACGACAACCGCGTCAACCAGCTCGTCGGCTACGAGGCGCAGGCGGTCTCGCCACCCGATCTCGACGCGCTCATCGAGGCGGTGGCCGATAAGACGACGCTGCACACCGGCGTCTATATGTCGCGCGGTCATGCCTTCTGGCAATTGACCTCGCCAACCTGGACCTGGGTTTTCGATTTCAACACCAAGACCTGGCACGAGCGCAAAAGCTATCAAGCGGTATTCTCGCGCATCATCGGCGGGATCAGGTGCTTCGAAAAATGGCTCGTCGGCGACAACAACTCTGGCAATATGCTGCAGGTCACGTCGTCGACCAATCAGGAGGTCGGCAATCCATTCGCGGTGCGGCTGGAGTCCGGCCCGGTGATCAAGTTTCCGGCCGGCGAGAAGGTCGGCCGGTCGGATTTCTGGTTCGATACCGGCGTCGGCATCGCGACCGGAACCGACCCGATCCAGACCACGCCGAAAGTCGAGATCAGCTGGTCCGACGACGGCGGGCAGAACTGGTACTCACCATTCTTGCGTGACCTCGGCCGGCAAGGCGAGCAGCAGGCCATCGTGTCGCTGGTTGCTTGCACCGGCCGCGCGACCTGGAACGGCCGCCGCTGGCGCATCGACCAGGCCGACCCGGTGCCGTTCGGGTTCGTCAGCGGTACGCAGGCGGTCAATCCGAAAGTGAGCGATAGCTGATGGTT